TCTCCCTAAGCACTTTTCTTGTTACTATTTAACTATTTAGTTATGTAGCATCAATATATAGTATGGTTTTTGCAGTCAATACTGCTGTCAAGATATTCCTGATTGTCAAAGCTATAGTAACAGCTATAAAGTATCACCCAATTCTGCAAATGTGTATCACCTGTCACAGTGGTGCTAAGGCTTTAAGGGGTGGCGAGTTATAGCGGACTGGTTTTAGACTGTGTCACAGTGGTTTTTAGACTGTTCTGGACGTTTGGGGATCAGGGTTACTGCAAATATGCGCTGGTTTTGGACTGGTTTTGGAAACATCGATTTTTTACAGAAGGGCATCAGATTTATAGACCCGCAACTGAAGCGCAACGGGGCCGATCATGGAAAGCCACTGAGTCTGATCTGCGTCTATAAACTCGATTCTAAAGTCTTTATTGAGGGGTTGGAGGGCAACTCCCTTGCGGGCGACATCATACTGGATCCTTTTCAGAGTAATGCCTGACTCATATCTGACCGCGCAGATTTTACCATCCAGATCATCCCAGGTGATTTGCTTTTTGATCAGGACGATATCGTCATGCAGGATCTCCGACTCCATACTTCTGCCGTTCACTCTGAAGGCAGCGTATCTGTCCGTGCCGAGTGGTATGTACCGGGTGGGAACTTCGACCGAATCCGCCGGTTCATGCCCTTCAGTCACTTCGATGGGGGTTCCGGCGGAAATTTCCGCCAGGATCGGGAAGATGGCAGTGCGGATGTAAGTCCTATCAAAATCATTGACTAAGGTCGGTTTGCCATCGATGATCTGCACCCGCTTGGAGGTTTTGACATCGGGTGCCATCTCCCAGGGAGCCTGGATGAACATACTGCCTTCACCTCTTAATAACCAGTTAACATTGATGCCATTTTCCACCAGTTTCGCCAGAAATTCCGACTCCGGATAACGCTCATTGTTCTTATAACGAGCCATTGAATTGGTGGAAATTCCGAATTTCTCATTAAACTGGTATTGCTTCAGATTCAATGCTTTAACCAGCAATCCGAGCCTTGTGCCGATATCCTCAGCCTTCATATCTCCCCCTTAGGGACAATATTTTGCTTGACCATTCCCCTTATGGGTATCATTATGCATCTGTGAACAACATAGATTCCCTAAGTTGTGATGTCAAGAACTAAATAAATAGTGTGCATTGGCGGCGGATTTTTCCGGCGGTCTCAGAAGTTTTTCAGAAGTTCCGGTATTCGGGAGAAAGAACTTCCCAAGTTATTGCAGGTCAGTTAAGTAGAGACCAACAATAAACTGCGGGAGGCGCTTATGAAAGCGACTACTTACGAGCCTGGGGAGAGGGTGGTCAAGGACGACCACTGTGACAGGCAGACCACTGTGACAAGTGTCACAGTGCTTTTCAATCGGGAAAAATCTCCGTCAAAGCTGATTACCAGATGGGTTGACCACTGTGACAGCAACCAGGGCAGGAAATTTGTCACAGTGCTACCTGATTTACCGACCACTGTGACACATCGGAAGAGCGGAGCTGTCACAGTGCTTTTACCGGTAACAGAATTTTATATGCAGAGGCTGAGGATGAGCAAAGGCAAGATAAAGGCGATCTGGCTGACCGTGGAGCGGGTGGCGGAACTGTTGGGCTGTTCCACCAGGACAGTATGGCGCTATGTGAAGCGTAACCGGGTGATGGTCTATAAGCACCAGATCACCCAAGGCAGGGCTAGGGTAATGAAAGCCTTCCTGCTGACTGAGCCGGAGATCTTTATCAAAGAGATGGCAGATTGTGAGAGCAGAGAGCTATTGCCTGCCGAGTTCCTGGAAATCGGGATCGAGGTGGATGGGGTTAAACTAAACAGCGCTCTAATTTATAAGTACAGGAACATTAATAGTGAAAATGGAAGTTATTATGCAGCCCTATGATTTTACGATTGATGAGTACACCGAGTTCTATAACGCCACCTTTCCCGATCGGGTAAAAGTGCCTGGTATTGTGAAGTCAATCCTGAATAAAAGCAACAAACCTGAGCAATCAGCGGTGATACCTAGACATAAGGCAGAGAAACCGGAATCAAAATATACAGCATCACCAGAAACTGAGCAAAAGTCTGACTTTGGTGTTGAGTACCAGCAACCCTTACCGGATAAAGGCATCTTGTCGGCTGACTTCATCGATCTCGACCCCCGGGAAGCCTTACCAATCCAGTTTGACCGGGAAGCCAGGCTGTTAGGTAACTTCTGCACCCTGGTGCTTAGAAGGCTGGAGAACTGCGAGTCCAAGGTGGAGGAGTGGAAGCAAGTCACCCAGGATTACAATACAGGTGCACTGGTACCGGAACTCTACCAACTCAGAGGCAACCGCTGTGAGCGTGCTCTACGTTCCTGGATTGACCAGTACCGGCAATCCAACCGGGACATGTATGCTCTGCTGCATGGCAATAAGAACCTTAACCGCAAACGCAAGGTCAGTGAGATCGAAGCCAAGATCCTCTTGAGTATATTGCTGCATCCTAATCGGGTAACCATCGGCTCAGCCATCACCTTGCTCAAATCTCAAGCCAGACTGGGACGTTATGAGTCGCCTACCAGCAAACCCACGCTGAGGCGTTGGTGTGAGGAGTGGAAGAGCGATAACCTGGCGATCTGGGAGCAGACCAGACGGGGTAGCAAGTACGTGGCTGAGCACATCATCAAGACCATCCACCGTGACAGCAGACTGCTGAGAGTGGGTCAGGTCTGGGTGGCGGATGGTCATACCCTGGCTTTTGATATCCTTAACCCCAAGACCGGCAAAGCGCAGCGTATGACTTTGATCATGGTCTTTGACTGGGCAAGCCGCTATCCGGTGGGAGCCTCACTTGCCTTTACCGAGGATAGCCAGCATATCCAGACTGCTTTCCGTAACGGCTTCCTGAACTGGGGAGCTTTGCCGGACTGTGTTTATCTCGATAACGGCAAGGCGTTTAAGTCCAAACTCTTTCATGAGCAGTGGGAGGAGCATGATCTGGAGCGGGAGTTGGGAGGGATCTTCCCCAAGTTAGGAATAGAAGCTCATTTCGCTGAAAGCTATAATGCCAAAGCCAAAGTGATCGAGCGGTTCTTTAAAACCTTCCAGGAGCAGTTTGAACGCTTTATCTCCTCCTTTAGAGGTTCTAATATAGCCGATAAACCTGCCACCCTGATGCGGAATGAGCGGTGGGTTAAGAAGCTGTTCGAGTCGGTACCTCCTACTATAGAGGAGACCATGGGGATGATCGGCTTCTATATCCGGCACATCTATGGCGAAAATGAGCATGGCGGTCTTAGCAACCGCAAGCCCTGGGAGGTGTTCAGCTCAGCTCCCCTGCCTCCGGACAGGCTGGTTATACCCGGTAAGCTGAACTTCCTGATGCTGAGCGCTGAGCGTAAGGCAGTGCGCAGTGAGGGAATCAGCTTCAATAAACTCCAATACTGGCATCCTGCCTTAATCGACTATATGGGCAAGCCGGTGGTCTTCCGATACGATTATGGAGATGCACGCTGGATCATGGTCTATGACACCAAGGGCAGCTTCATTTGCCAGGCAGAGCTGAGAAGGCTGCAGCATCCGTTCATCCACTTAGATAAGGATAACCCGGTCTCGCATAAAGAACTGAAACAGGAATACAACCAGGTCAAGAAACTGCAGAGGCTGACTGAACAACGCTCCAAGCTGTTCGTTAAACGCAATCAGGAGTCGGTGGATAACCTGCTCAAGCCCTATCTGGAGATCACCCCGGAGGCGAATCCCACTTTTATCCAACCACCTATGATCACCGCGCCCAAACCCGGAGCGGAGGAAGAGCTCGCCCGGCTGGAGCAGTTGGTGGTCGGGCAGATGCAGGAGGATCAGGCAGATCTTTCATCCTTAGAGACACCCACCCCGGATACGGTAGACCTAAGTAATGACCAACCCGATCCTTTCACTGATGCCAGCTTCGCTGAGATGCTGAAAACCATCGGAATCAAATAAAGGAGTTAATATGAAACAAGGCAAACTTGTGCCGATCACCAATGTCAGGAAAGCCGATGCCTGCATCGACTTCCTGCTTAAACGTCCCCGTCTGGAAATGGTAGGGCTGGGCATGCTTTACGGCAGACCCGGACTCGGCAAGACCACCTATGCCCAGCGGGTTGCCTATAGCAGAGGCTATGTCTATCTGCGGCTGGAGTCCACCACCACCCCCAAGACCTTCGCCCGGGACCTGCTGCAAAGCCTGTACATCAGTTATGGCAAGGGAGACTACCTGCCGGCAGGAACGACCAATGCACTCTACAAGCAGTGCATCCAACTGCTCTATGACCATGAGGACACAATCATCATGATCGATGAGATAGACTATGCCTTCCGCTACCCCCAATTACTAGGGGCTGTGCGGGACTTGGTGGATGAGACTCTGGCTGTGGTCATCCTGGTCGGAATGCAGAATGCCAAGGACAGGTTGAACCAGATCAATGAGTACTACTTCGACCGCTGCAATTACTTCTATGAGTTCCAGAGTGTCAGCAAAGCCGATATCAAACTGATCACCCAAGAGGTGATGAGCATCGAATGCACGGATACCCTGGTCAACTACATCCATCACAATGCTGCAGGTAACCTGCGCAAAGCCATGAAACTGATGCATATGCTGGAGAGCAGATACCAGCTTAATCCCATCCAGGCTATGAACGATGTCACGGCTCAGGGGGCGCTATGACCGAGCGAGACTTAATCCTGCGCTTTGTCACCAACTTCAAGTCGTTCTACAGCCTTGATCTGGTGGTGGAGTGCACCGGTCTGGACCCTGAAGTGGTCAAATCCTACTTCAAGTCGCTGGTGATGTGTGATGTGATCCGCAGAATATCCAAGCATGAGCAGATCTACGTCACGCAGAGAAGTGCCAATACTCTGAAGATCTGCACCATTCACAGCCGGAACTGGGTGTATAACTTGAAGGACTGCCAGGATATAGCTGCCCTGCTCAAGTGCACCCGGGTCAAAACGATCAGGGAGATCGCCCGCCTGCTGAACCGCAGCCGCCAGTGGGTGTATATGTATCTGGAGGCTTTGATCTCAGTGGAGGTGATTGGAATCAATGAGTCCGGCTATTATACCAAGAACTTCGCTAATATCTATCAGGTAGGCTCCGTGATCAAGAAGGGTATCATCAATGAACTGAGAGTTGCCTGCGGCATCAAACCGGACAGAAAATCCATCCCCAAGCCCAAATCCAAAGTTAAGGTAAAAGCTAAAGCCAAATCCCGAACCAAGCAAACAGTATCCAAGCAGCGGTCACTCAGGCGGACTGAGCAGACTGCTGGCATCTGATTAAACAGTAGGCAAGAGGCATTCTATGACACAGGAACTACGGGAACGCAAACTACGTCAGGACATCCATGCCCTGAGGGTCAAGAAGTTCCACTGGCAATTGGACGGCTTCAGGTTCATCCTCCAGGGTCTGGGTTACGGTGACTCGCTGAGGGCTTTATCTGAAGTCAAGCTAACCGAACTCAAAACCCTCCTGCTAACCTACCGCAAGCATGGTCGTCCCCAGTCCTTCACCTTTGATAAGCAGGGCAGGTTCATGTTCGCTCTGATGAAACAGGCTGGCTGGACTGACTCGGAGCTCAGAGCATTCATGATCAAGCACTTCCACAAAAGCCACTGGAATCTGCTGGCTATTCCGGAGCGTAGAGCGGTAATCGCTATGCTGCAGAACTATATCCATAAAGCCGGGTACCCTGCTGCTAATAATGAAAATCAAAGCTCAAATGAACATACAAGCACAACTATAAATAAACCACACAAGGAGAACACTAATGGAACAGACAGCCAAGCCCAAGACTAAGAAGACCACCGACCGTACCAGAACGGATGCCAATGGACAGAGCATCCCCATCTCGGTCATCAAACCTGAACTACTGCAGCAGGACACTGTCGTTAGCAAAACCATCGACCGGGTCAAGAAACTGCATGACCGTATCGTCTCCGACAAAGCCAAGCTCTTCGAGGAAGTGGAACTCTATCTGCAATCCGTAGCCGAGAAGAACGGACTCTCCTGGAAAGGCAATGCCCTGCTCAACAGCTTTGACGGCAAGTACCGGGTGGAGATCAGGTTCAAGGAGCACATCCAATTCGGTCTGGAGTTACAACTGGCTAAGCAGAAGATCGATGAATGCCTCAAAGCCTGGACTTCCGACTCCAACGTCAACCTCAGAGCCATCATCAGTGAAGCCTTCCAAGTCGATAAGAAAGGCGAAATTGCCAAGTACCGTATCCTCAGATTACGTAGATACAACATCAAAGACCCGGTCTGGAAGGAAGCGATGGAACTGATCGATGCCGCTATCCAGGTCGTCTCCACCAAGCAGTATATCACCTTCTATGAGAAAGACGGCTCCGGTCAAGCCCACCAGATTGTGCTCAATTTCACAGCTCTGTAGATGGAAACTGTGGTATCGTTATGCATCAGGATTTGAACAAAGCACAGGAGAGTGAACTATGACACCTTATAACACCAATACCGCAGAGGAGATACAGATCATGAACGTATTCAAGGCTGAGCGCAACTACCGCCCCGATGAGATAGCCGCTGCTCTGCGGGTTGACCGCTCCAGCGTATACCGCTGGATCAGGGATATCCTTGACCCTCTGCCGGCTTTCCGCACCAAGGAAGGCGGACAACTGCGCTGTACAGGCAGCGATCTGAACGCCTACCTGCTCAAGCACAAGGTCCGTCCTGAGTATGAGTAATAACATCGGGTTCCGCATTAAGCGGGATAATTGCAAAGTCACCTATTTGAACGGAAAGACGGACACAGCCGAACTGGCAATAATTTATGGAGTGTCCGAGATCACCGTTCGCAAGTGGATCAAGTCGGGTAATTGGGATAGCCTGTTCAAAGAAGAGCGCAAGCTCGATGCCGAGATCAGGACGGCTCGCAAGAGAGCCCTGATCCAAGCCCTGAGGGAGTATGCCAAGAACCCGGCTGATACCGCTCTGCAGTCTTTAGTCTCTCTGATTAAGCAGAACCAGAAGGATGACGAACCTGCCAAGGAACTCAATGACTATATCGTAAAGTTTTTAGATCAAACCACTGACTTCATGGTCGAGAAAGGCTATGAGACCTTACTTAAGCAGTTCCAGGCTATCGTCCTAGATCTGGCTGATTATCTACGTATTCGTAACGGATAATATTATGACAGCCCTCCGATACCCCCTGACCCCAAGTCCTCCTATCCCCAGTTATGCCTAAGAAGTTTATTCAAAGGCATAACAAGGCACTGACGGAGATCGCCTCAAAAACGATCTCCGTTTTGCCATTTATAGACGATAATCCAGAGGCTAAGGAAGATCGAATAGCCAGAACCAAAGGGGATGACTGGGATGCTTTCTCATTCTTTGCCAGAACCTATTTCCCTCATGTCTTTACCTTACCTTTCTGCCCAGCCCACGAGACGATGTTTGATGAAACTGATAAGAGCACAGGCATCATCTCTATCACCGGTTTTCGTGGGTTGGGCAAAACGGTACTCATGGGTGTGGTCTATCCCATCTGGAAGATAATCAAGGGTGAACGTTATGTGATACATACTGCAGCCGATGTCGATTTGGCGCAAGAACGTACTGCCTTTACCTTGCATGAGTTAATTAACAACCGAAGACTGTTATCTGACTTCTCGGAGCTGCAGCCGGTGGATACCCTGGATCTGGACTTCTATCTAAAGAATAAGACCCGCATCCGAGCCAGGAGTATCAAACAGTCCCACCGGGGAACCATCAATCCCAAAACTGCCAAGCGACCGGGACTCTTGATCTGTGACGATATCGACAAAGAAGAGAACATGGGCAATCAATCCATCGGTAAGCGCAGAATGGAGAAGATCACCCAGGAGATTGCCGGTGCCTTGGACCCGGGACAACCCGGCAAGGTAATCTGGCTGGGGAACCTGGTACACCCCAATTATGCCATCTGCCAGTTCCTGAACCTCATAATAGACGAAATAAAGGCAGAACACCCGGAAGTCGACTCCAATGTCGTATCTGTTCTGAAAACCCACCAAAAAACGATTTTGCGCTTTTCTTTGGAGAACCCTGACGGTACATCAACCTGGGAAGAGCAGTATCCTACCACTACCTTACATAACCTGAGAGCCAAGTTCGGTAATACAGGCTACCAGAGAGAGATGTTGGGACAGCCGGTCATTGAAGGCAATATCTTCAAGCATCACTGGTTTACCAAGTATAGAACACTACCAATCCCCACTCAAATGAAACGGGTCTGGCTATATGCTGACCCGGCCTGGGGAGAGAAAGGCTGTTTTAAGGCAGTCATCTCCATCGGTTATGATGGTAATAAATTTTACGTTCTCAGTGTCTGGATACGTCAGACTGAGAATACCAAGTTCTTCCGGTATTACTATGATACCTATCAGGAATTGGACAGAACCTATAGAGTCAAGTTCAGATCAGCTATTGAAACAACCTATGGACAAGGGCGTATCTTATCCGACTTTGACAGGTGGGCAACCGATAACCATTTACCACCCATTTCCCATAGGATCAAGCGCATCGATAACAAGGAAAACAAGAACCTGAGAATAGAGAGAACCGAGACGCTCATTGAAACTGCCAAAATCCTCTTCCCGGACGGGCAGGATACTCCCACCCTGATCAGTCAGTTCCTGACCTATCCTGATGGCTATATCGATGGCTGTGATGCCTTGGCTGGATGTCTGGAACGTTTTTCCGAGTACGACATTGGCAGAAACAGAGTCAGGGTCAGGAGATATATCTTTAGATGAACTACTATGACCAGGTTATGCTTGAATATTACCGGGTGTTGAATAATGCTTGGAAGACCGAAGTCAGAGATGCTGCCAGGTTAGCTATCCAGATGCTGAGTGATATGCCAAGAACAGAAAAAGTAAACAAAAACCAGATAGATAAGATGATGGACATCATCAATACCAAGTTAGGAGACGACTTCTCAGCTCAGGTCAATGAACCGACCAAAGCCTACATCGACCGCTGTATTAGACTGGGACTCAGGGATACGCAGGTTCAGGCACCAGTTAAGATATCCGTTGGACTCTGGGGAATAGAAGAACAGCACTTATCATCCACCATCCAGAAACAGCAGATCTTCTGGCTGGGTAACCATTTTGAGGCTGATATCCGACAAAACTTCGCAGACGTGCTCACTCAAGCCATACAACAGGGCTATACCAAAGAAATGCTCACTGAGACCCTAAAACAGCAATTCAGTGACATCGTAGATAAGTCTCAAGCATACTGGCAGGGCTTGGCTGAGCATACGGCTCTCAGGATAAGAGAATTTGGCAGACTGCAGGGATACAAGAAAGCCCAAGCTAAGTACTACAAGTTAGTAGTTATCCTGGATGACCGCACCAGTGACATCTGCCGGGCTCTGGCAGCCCAGGACAAGGTTTATCCCTTAAACGATGCAGTAGAAGTAATGGATAACCTGATGGCTTTGGATACCAAATCCAGTAGCTTGGATGATGCTCGGGAGTACATCAAAGCCTTAGCCCCTTGGGTTAAGAATGACCAGATAGTCTATAACAACCAGGATGAGCCGATTGGTGTTTCAGGAGCACACACTCCCTTCCCGCCATTTCATTGGAAGTGCAGGACGACTACTATAATTGTCTAAGGGGTTAACTAGTTCTTCTATGTTGATTGATAAGTATTGTATTGAGTCTTTTTAAGTCTCGCATATTAAGATCTTTTAGAGATGATATTGGGGATTTTAAGGGTATGTTTTGATAAGCGATATGATAAAGCTCTTCCTTCTCAATTCCTAAGGTCTTTGCTCTTGCATAAATGGAAGTGTAAAGCTTTTTCTTCCACAATTCAGGATCTTTCTTACGAATTGAAGGCATTGCCATATTAATCTGGGTATGTAAGTAATTGATAGCATCATCACCAAGTTCAAGTGGTATCAATTCATACTTGGTAACTTTAAACCTATTTTTTAATGAACTCCATACTTCTGCACGAGCTTTAGCCATAGAATAACCGGCAGATTGTTTCATTTCACAGAGTTCTTTAACCAGTATCGATAACTTAACTGCTGTCTCAGTTGTTATATACTTTCCTCCAGCATCGTATAAGACGTTAGTCTGGTGAACCACCTTAGGATTAATATTAATGTCTCGACCTGCAACTACATTCTTATTACCTATTACTGAAATAACATTTGAACTTTCTCCCAGAGTGTTTGTTACTGGGATAAATGAGCCTTCAGCAACTTGTTGGTAGAGATGGTCACGTAAACGTTTAAGTTCTTCAGTTGTAAATTTTTGACCTTTAGGATGGTTTGGATTGTAATGCCCAACTTCAGCATGGCAATTAAAGCAAAGAGCAATGCAATTATCATAACTATCATCGCCACCTTCTGCTAAAGGGACTATGTGATGAGTCTCTATCTTAGTTCCCAAGTATTTTCTACATAGACAGCAGTTCCTTCCAGAAGCTTTCAAGGCTTGTTTCTTAACTGATTTATTAAAAGCCATAACATCCTCTTCGCTTTTTGATAGATTTGGCTTTGCCTTTTCTAGGCCTATTTAGAATTCATTAGAAGTCTAGTAGATCAATAGGTAGATCACTAATATCTCTTAAGCGTTTCCCCTTGATGAGAAGGTTAAGCATATCAAGAGATCCTTCATCCTTTAATTCCTTAGCAACTTCCATCATTTCATATAAAGCAAAGTGGTATACGCAATCTATATCACCCGTACCAAGAGCAACAGATGCTATTCTATTGGGATATGGTTCAGCTGTAACTAACATTATATGGGGAGTATGTCCTTTTCGATTTCTGATTAGGTTTAAGCCCTCGGTTCTTGCATTTTGAGACCGGTCGCTTCTTAATGTCCACTTACAAGATATGCTTGCGTGTAGAATTTCAAAGTCTGTGTTATTAACTAGTCTCATAGGAGTTAGTCGAGATGTTGATTTATCGATAATACACTTGGTTTTGTTTATCTGTTCATCTGTTAATGGTTTGACACCCAACACAATATCAGGTTTGATTATATAGTCTCCAAGGATGGTTTTGAGTTCAGGATGCTCTGACATTGCATTATCGAGCTGAATGATATGTTCATATTGTTCAAATTTTGATATTTCTCTTTGCGTATAGAGAGAATATTCATGAGAAATCTGGTCTTTTACTTCAATAAGACAATTCCTGATATAATCTAATGTTACATTTTCAAACTGCTTACCTGTCGTTTGACCCGGATTATGTCCAGCTTTTGTTTCAGCTATGATTTTCTCAACAATTCCTTTTGCAATATACACACTAATCTTACTGCTCTTATCTGCATTGTTTGGAATCCCTTGTTCATTTACAACCAACACTTGATGGAAGATATCTTTGTGATAAGCTATACGATGCTTTTGCAAGCTAAGAATTTTCTTTTTCATTTATCCTTCCTAAAATCGATTATAAACTCTGTATGCATGCGGGATTCTATTTGGGAATTAGTCTTTACACCATTAGAAACTGGCATCATACGTTTATCCCGATCAATATCTCTTTCTTGTATATTATCTAGTATAAGACCAAGTGATTGAGCAATTTCTATTAAACACTCATGAGTTAATACGTCTATACCATTGATGACGGAAGATGCTACAACTAAAATGGCATGCTTACCGGGTTTCAGTGCTCGCCTTATCTGCTCCAACATAAATAACATGTCAGAAAAGTATTTTTCAAGCCTTCTACCCTTAGAATTATCTTTCCCCATTATTGTTTCTATGGTGTTTAAAGTTCTGACTGGCAACTGATATGAATTTCTACTTAATGCCAGTTCACCAATCATATGTTTTCTGATCTCAGCTAGTTGTTCGATGCTATAACCTAGCCATACTAGTGCAAACTTATGCGCTCTTAAGTAATCAATAGCGTTATTAGCATAGGGTGGCGAAGTCACAACAAGATCTACTGAATTACTGTCCAAAGATAGTGTTCTTGCATCCCCATGGATCAAAACGGGTGCATTCTGTTTATTAATTTGATAGTAAAGTCCATAGTCTTTTATTATACTACTATATTTTTTCTCGAATTCATCAATAGGAAGTACTATTTTTTTGCTTGAGACCTTATGTGGTCTAGTATGTGCAAGATCAGCAGCATAACATATATTTCCATGCTTAGTGATAACAGTAGCCGATAACACTAAGCAAAAAAAATCTCTGATTTGCTCATTTGATATAGATAATATATTGTTAGATAAAGCTAATAACTGATTAATGCTGTCTTGTGGGAACCAATATCTAATGAATTCTTTAGTTTTTTCGGTGAACCTCGTCTCAAACATCTGATTTAAAGCTTTGGATTTATCTACAATAGAATTCACTATTCTACTATGTTCATCTATTATGTCTTGAAGCGAAGCAGTACAGAACTTACCCTTAATATTAATTATTGATAGGGGGTCAACATCAAATCCGACTGATTTTCTATTTAATCTCTGAGCCTCAATTAAAGTTGTACCTGACCCTGACATTGGATCGAATACCAAGTCACCCTTTTTAGTAAAAAAATTTATGTAAGTTTCTGGAATGTCAGGGGGATACTTGGCAGGGAAAGAATGCCAGCGATGTCTCGTGTCTATGCTTTTATTATTCTTTTCTTTGTTTAGTTTATCCAAATCATTATCGTCCTATCTATTAAATCATCGGAGTTATCTTCTACCAAATGTGATAATTGTCAATACCAAACTAAGTGAGTCCCTGTGACTCTCAAACTTTTTCAGGAGCTATTGATAAAAAAGCCCAAGGATTATCCTTGGGCTTTTAGTTATATAATGTCGCTATTTAAGCATCATCACTTTATGTGTATCAACTTTATTACCAATACCAATTCGCACTAAGTAGAGCCCTGAACTTACTGCCCTACCGTTATTATCCTTCCCGTCCCACACAATCCGATGACTGCCTTTTGGAATTTCATTATTGATAAGATCTTTTACCCGCTGTCCTTTTACATTATAGATTGCCATATCCACTTTGCTTTTTACTGGAATATAGTAAGCTATTGTTGTTGTTGGATTAAATGGATTAGGGTAGCTGGCTGTTATACTAGGCTTTGCAGGTATTAGATTATTGTAGTCTTCCTCATGTTTATTCATTAAGTCATACAACAAAGCCCAATGCTCATCATGTTTCTGACTGAAAGTCGGCAGATCAGGATACTTGTATTGTTGATACTTAGTTGTTATCACCTGCTTAGGAGCATCTAAATCATATAATTGCAGGATTATTTCCAAGTCAAGAACCGCCAACAATGAGTCAATTTCACTGGAGGGATTATCAATGCGGAGTTGAATCAGATTGATTGCATTCTGATACTCCTCATCCTCGATATAGGATTTTGCTAAGTAATCTTTGAGCAAGGCTGCTAATTGCGGGTCATCCACAGCATATTGTATAGCTTTTAGATCAAAATAACCAGATTTTACCCAATTTACATTGTTATTGAAATAGGCTAAACGATATATTCCATCAGCAGCTATAGGTAAAAACCTTTTTTCCTCAGGTAGAGGATCATCCAATATTGCTTTATACAAATCAAATGCTTGTTCATTCAATGCCTGAGCTTCAAAAGTTAAAGCATTATTAATCCTGTCATCTATGTCAGGAGGTGGTGCTGGCATACTATTTGATGGATCATATACTTCAACGAAAACATATCCTCGATATGGAGCATTTACTCTACAATCAGAATCCTGAAACCAATTTCGGCTGGCATCGATTCTATGCTCAGGAAGGACGTTTCCATTGTAGTAATTACCATCAAAATTGAAATCATAGGCAATATATCCTGTTTGATTCTCAAAATAGTGATAAAAGTCATTGTGTCCTCTTATCAATTGAATAGTAGCTTCATAAGGCTGCTGGTCATAGAATTCGATATTATTTACCCGATTATGGAATACGTTATTAGCGTTTCTGCTTAAATTTAAATTTGATTTCGCATGATTCACAATACCATTCTGATTTAGATTGAAATAACTAGTTTCAATCCTATGATTTGATCCTCTGCTCTCAATACCAGTATCAGCATTATAGAAATCTGAATTATAAACTCCGTTCATGTACCATATTTCTGGAGCAACTGATAATTCAGTGACAATGCCTTTAGATCCGTTTGTAAAATGACACTCATTGATGTAAGGAGTCGCTGCAGACAATCTGACACCGATTCCATTCAAGTTGAAATTGCAGTATTCTATTTTGGGTACATAGTTCTTGCTAATTGCCTTTATACCCTCAGTACAATTAACAAAATGACAGTAAGCTATACTATCTCTTTCGCTAATATTAGATGCTTTTGAAACTCCAAATAAGAGATTCTGAAAATTCACATTATGCAGAATTATTCGATTTCTCATTTGCCAAATCAAGATCCCTTTAGAGTTCGTATTGGAGTTTCCTGTGAACCCCTTCCCTTGCACAGAATTGATGATTTGAGTAGCGAAACCTGAATTTGGATTGTTTAAGATCAAACCATAAGCATTTTCGGGCACACTGAAATTGCTATTTGACACTAAAAGATTGCTATTAGTTACATTATGGCTAAAAGCACCCTTCAATTCGGTATTACTCAGGATTATCGTACTTGATTGAGATGCCCTTAAACCACCCCACCTTAGGGTATTATTCTGTTTATTCCATATTCCACCTTCAACACTCAGTGATCCTCCATTCACTTCAATTAATACACCTTCTCCAAAGAAACACCGGGCATTGTCAAAATTCAGATTTCCATTAGGAGCAACAGAAATGTGAACACCTGCTTCGACAATCACACTGTCTCTGAATGTGAATGAAGCTCCTTCTGAAATGTTTATCCAACAATTACTTTTTATCCTAGTGGTTGTTCCATCTAACATAGTTACCTGTGTACCTGGTGATAAATTAATATTACCTTCCAAAACAACCCTATGAGCTAGTATAGCATTTGTATTAACTTCTTGGGGCAGAGTTGAAATCATATCTAGTAGTTTGCCATCACCTGGTCCTATGGGTACTCTGATGTCCTGAGTGTTTTCAGTATTGTAGTAAATAATATCATCATAAGGATCATGCATGGCTAGATGGGTTCCGAAATGAGTATATGCTTGACTGCTGGGAGTAAAAATCACAGCTTGATATGGAGCTGGCTCGAAACAATTGTCAAAGTTGTCATTATTAGTTGTTTGAGGATTATAACCGGGTCTTACATAATTCGCTCTTCTATTTACGATCATAAAACTTGGATCCTGGCTATCTTTGTAAACACCGCATTGAATGTATCCTCTGTAGATACCATTTTGCACAAATTCAATGTATGCATTGTCTAACATAACCGTAGATATTGGCATTACGGAAGGATCAGGATTAGTAGATATGTTTAGTTTCCCGGCAAACTGCCATGCTCTTTGATTTATAAGCTTACCATAAATGCTTATCTTGGAATTAGCTTCCTGCAAAGCATAATAATTACTTAAACGATCATAATTTTCTGCTGAATTACCAGGATAACGGAATTTTACTGGATTAAATTCAACTATATCTGTTGATGTAGGTTCGTATGCTGTTACAAATCGGTAATCCATAATTCCGTTTGCACCATAGCATAAAGGTAAATATTGCAACATTTTTTGTGTCTCTGCTGGTGGGCGTATCCATGAGTACCAATTTTGAGTACTTCTCTTCCATTGTCCAAAAGTTTGCACGATTGGTATAAACCGCATTCCAGGCGAACTTATGGTTGCCTCCTTGCATTGCTTGTATTTCGCACAGACTCTATCATCCAGAATATTCTGAATAAAATTTGGACTATTAAAATCTGAGTCCCATATTACTCCTGGTCTGAGTGGATAAACATCTGGTGCAATAATATTGGGATCAACATAATCTATAAATGCTTTTTGGTGTTGATAATATTTCTCCATAGGATCGGTTGAACCTGGAGATTTTACCATACTCTTTCTGTATTCATAACTTGCTGTAAATATAGTGGGATTAGTACCTGAAATGCCGTTTTGTACCCTTTTGTAGGAATCGAACTGGGGTTGGTGAGGTTCGTCGAAGCTGTAAAAATATCTAATGTTGTTTCCTGGTGCTAGATTTTTTATATAGTTTATTCGATTGTTTAGATACTGATTGGTTAGTGTCTCTTCAGTTCTCATTTTTTCATGGATACTGTCTTCCATTTCGATATAGTCTAACACAAGATCACTATTTCCGTACCAATAAAGCCTGGGAATGATGTTTGATAGAGAATATCTGCCTGGTAGCTGTTCATCTCCGGTCAACATGCCAAGATTTTTTAAGGTTAGTAACCTGATCTTTAAAACTATGAGTTTGTTACCAAAGCCATCTACTGGAACACCAGTTCTATCATAATCATATTGTGTTAGAATGGTTTGCGTTCCCTCCTCTTCAGCTTGTATATTTATATGGGGGATCTCCACAAAATTACCACTCCAGTCATATCCACATAGTTCAAAGCGAAGTAAATCAATAGGATTAGCCTCATTCCGGTCGAAATTATCCAGTGTTAAAGCAAAAGTAAAATAAACGTATGTATTTTGCATCATATGATTGTTTAAGGTTGTGTCATAATAGAAGTTTAAAAACTGACCTTCTTCTCCAAGCCTGCTATAAGTTGTGCTGTTCTCATTTCTCCATCTAAAATATGTGTCATTATATGCGTACCCTTCAGTGTTACTTGGGTTGCGATTGCATTTCCAACCATGTTCATTAGATTTACCTTCAATGTATTCCTGAAATCCAATTCGAATAATTTCACCAATATTATTCGTTGTTCTTGAACTATAATAGAGCTGATCGTTTTTATGATCATCGCCAACTATGTCAGAATCAGCAAAATATTCTGCTTCATATCTTTTGTAATTTGAAAGAGATAAATTGTGGGTCGTGTATTTACTGTTGGATTGGAACGCGTCCCAACTCTTATCAATCATGATAGCATCGATAGATCGTGCATCCATAGCATTGAGCATTGATGTCACTGCAGGAAGATTGGTAGGAGTCTCATGCTCATTGCGTATCTGGACGATAGTGCTATTATACCCACACTGCTGCATAAAATCAAACATAAGAGTCGGGTTATAGTAGCTCCAATAAGTGTAGTTACCATTTACGAAATCATCCGAATGTTTGGCTGACATTGTGAACCAAACCACTAATACAATGACTAGTATGAAGAGCTTTTTCTTCATCTTATCCTCCTTTATTTGATGGATATTGTTTTAGTTATCAGATTTCGGGATTTTGTATTGATTGATAAGATATAATTCCCAGACTGGATATGTTTTATATCACCAGACCATTTTCCTGATTCGAGTTCGGAATCGGTAAGTTTGTACTTAGCTATACATTGACCCTTGATGTTGTATATTGATACTTTGATGTTGCTCAGATTTTTGTATCCGCTTCCAATAAAATCTATGTTAATTTTGGTTAGGTTTTTTTTTATTGGGTTCGGGAAAACCATAATATCCCATACTGCTGTATCGGGTTCAGGTAAGATGTGATCTTCGCTACTTACTGTTGTATCTGCGAGTTGAGCATTGCCGGCATATACGTGTATTCTACCTTGTGCAGTTTCAGGACCAGAGTCGGAAATCGGTTGAGATATAGCTACATCGCAGAATCCGTCATTATTGAAGTCCCCCGCTGCCTTTGCCCAACCAAATTTCTCTGCCACCCCCGGAGGTGCATACAAGGTTAAGTCCAGAGTATTGTTGAAATTACTGCCCCCCATCCAAACATATGCTCTGCCATCCTGACCGGCATAGAGGTAATTTGAGGATATCAGGTCTTCATAACCATCATTATTCAAGTCACCATGAACGATTGCATATCCATCAGAACCTCCTGTGATTAATGGAGGTAACATGATATCCCATTGAGGTGTTAGGTTTTGATTACCATACCAGATTCTAACGCCACTTGAATTCATAAAACTAACAAAATCTGCTATCCCGTCTCCATTAATATCACCTAAGGGACATGCATGTTCAGTTATAACACTGTTCGTATTATAACAAATAACCAAACTATCAACTATTGGAAAAGAATTACTTCCGTAATAAACACTTAGTCTTTTCTGAGAATTATCATATTCAATTAGGGGATTTATAATATGGTAATCATCAACACCATCGCTATTTACGTCTCCAATGCCATTGATAGAACAAACTACACCAGCCCCTACAGGATTATATAAATTGCTAATACTACCGCTATATCCGTCAATTACCCGTATGGTGCTGATATTGTTTGATATTTTTACTGTTATACCTAATTCAGTAAAACCATCACTATTAATATCTCCAAGTGGATATACTTTCATTAATCCCAAATATTGGCTACTTGGAAAAGAATATTGTCTGTCAGGAGTTGGACTAGGTTGCTGTCTTCCATAGAAAATTAGGATTTTATATAGCTGGTCTTCAGAGCCCCAGTAGACTAAGTCTTCTACACCATCTCCATTCACATCTCCTGCATTGAATATCTTACCGAGTCCAAATTGCCGTTGATATGTCCCGAGAATAGTTGCACATATTGAGTTATCAAAGTTAGGCCTACCCCAATAGAAATTAATCCTGCCAAACATTCCATTAGTAAAATCTAAAGTTCCGTTGGGATTCCAATTCTTTTCCAATGCAACTAAATCTTTAATACCATCTCCATTGAAATCCAAACTGGCAAGTGACCAACCCAAACCACACCCATTGAAACTACCAGTCATGGTTGTGAGAACATTCATGTGATTTTGTGCTGATAAAAACGAAATACTAATAGATAATGTCAGTAGTAATACGTACCGTAGCAGTACTTTTCTCATAACACCTCCTTAGAAATATATTTATATACATATATCTCTAACCTATCAAAAACCCTACATAATGAGAAAATCTACAATTCCTATAAATATTACACAAAAGAACCTGTCAAGATATTTTTTGTGGCATCCTTAGGCATCCTTTTTTGTCAGCATACGAGAACGTGTTTTCATTGCTCCAGATTAATATTATGGAGTTTACATGGAACCAAGCCTTTTGCAGAAAATCAAAAAACAACTACTCAGACATGAGGGTCTGAAGATTAAGCCATATCGATGCTCTGCAGGCAAACTGACCATCGGAGTGGGACGTAACCTGGAGGATAGAGGGATAACTCAGAAGGAAGCCTTTATCCTGCTTGAGAACGATATTCAACGCTGTGAGAGTGAACTCTTGGCTGAAATTCCAGAGATTTACTCCAGACTGAATGAGAGCCGTAAGTCAGTTCTGCTCAATATGTGCTTCAACTTAGGTATTACTGGTTTGTTAGGCTTCAAGAACACCCTGGCTTTTATTGGTGCCGGTGACTTCGAGAGAGCCGCTAATGGGATGCTGGCTTCTCGTTGGGCTAAGCAGGTTGGGCGCAGAGCGATTGAACTCTCAGAACTGATGAGGAAAGGTTAATGCCGGTTGCTTTACCGGTTGAATTGTCTGAAGTCCTGATCTTCTTGAATCTGCCATCAGAGATGGAAAGCAACTCCGTCTTTAAACTTCACCGACCTCTAGTCTTGGAAACCATCAGATCTGTTGTCTTGGATAACTTTTACCAGTCGGCCTTTGATCCGAGAGTGGGAGAAGAAGATCCTCTGTATATTGCCTTCCAGTCTGCTTATTGCTTTTACATGCTGCATTCGACCTGCGAGTTCCTCAATTTAAAGACTTTGGGCGAGGGTATCGTCAAGACCGTAGGATTAGACCAATCAGCTACAGAACTGCTCACAGGTGCGGAAATCGATGCCTTTAAGTCCAAACTTGAGCTGAGAGCGCTGATTGTCCTGTCTGCCTACCTGAACGATGCCGGAAAAGAAAGATTGAGCATTATTGTGCCCAGACCACCCCGGGTAATCAGAGTTGGAGTCATCTAATGGCTGGCCGAGTGTTTGAATCACCGGATGAGCTGATGGCCGAGATCTATCGGGCTATCTATACTGCCTTGGAGAGCAGATTGCATTTGATTGGGTCTGTGATCGATGCCGATGCCCGTAAAGAGATTTTAGCTCAGAACATCTATGACAGGGGCGATTTCTACCGAAATACAGGTTACTTAGTCGAGACCCAGCCTTCCGGCATGACTCTCAGGGTCGGTTCCAATGTCAAACATGAGCCTTTCGTTTTGGGCGGTAAGGTGCCTTCCTGGACTCCCATTGCTCCGCTGATCGCTTGGGTTGAACGCAAGCACCTATCTTGGACAGACAAGGAGACAGGCAAGCAGCTGACCATCGCTGAGATCGCATATCTCATTCGGGGCAAGATCAAACGGGAAGGCATCGCTGCCCGTAATGTCTTTGCTGAGGTGATCACCAATCGGGAGCAGTGGATATATGAACAGTTGAACTCCATCGAGGTCAGGTTATGACCAACCTGGAGCGTTTTCTGGCGCAAAGGGACAAGATAGTCCAGTCCCTGCAGCCCTGTAATATTCCGACCATCATGTTTAACAAGGACAGCATACCCAAGAACCTGCCCTGCGCCATTGTGATCCTGGATACAGAGGATGGCATCAAAGCCACCGTTCGTCAGTTTACCTCCACCGATATCGCTTGGACCGTCTATCTGATCGTCAATGCTCAGAATGCTGATGATCCTGACTTAGACCTGTATAAAACTAAAGAGCAGTTCAGAGATAACTTACTCAAGTATGCCAATAGAGATATACCCCACATTGAGTATTATACATCCAGGATAGACGGCACCCGGACAGTCAGGATAGCCAAAATAGATCTGCTGAAAAGCGGTTCGGGAGCGGCATCATGAAGATAATGCGCCTGGGTAACCACAACGTAGGCATCAGTAGTGCAACTGAACTATTGGAGAGCAAATACAAGCCTGAAGCGGTTGACTTAGTTGTTATGAAGAGAGTCGGTAAACGCATTGTCTCTAAAGAAGCTGAGTCTAAGAAAGTTGTCTCCCAACCCTACTCTATGAGCAAGCTGTTGGCTCTCCTGGATACCGATGAGTACCATTCCGGCTGTGTGGATGCCATTACCATGGCAACTGTCATGCAATTTGAGTGCAAGAACTCAAATGTCACCAAGTGGATGGAAACAGCCGAGTTTCCTGCCTGCGAAGACCAGACCACCATTTTGGGCGAACTGATCAGATTCTACATCGCCTGTGGCAATGGTTTCCTGATCAAGATGCGTAATGCCCAGGGACAGTGGATGGGTCTGGAACGCATGCTGCCCACCGAAGTGCAGATCGTGGAGAACTATGACGAGTTCGGGTTCTTCCGTCCCAACTTTATCCAGACCAAGAATAACCAAAAACAGGACTTCGCTTATGCTGATATCATCCACATCAAGAAGAGCACTCATAAGTCCAATGCCTGGGGGTTGTCCTGCCTGCCCATAGCCATTAATGTTGAGATCCTTTCTGAGATCAAGACCTTCGACTATAACAACTTCCTGAACGGTCTAATGATCGACTATTTCGTGATCGTTGAGGGAGGGACCCTTAGAGATGGCACTGTTATGGATGAGCAGGGCAATGAAGTACTGACCGATGCTTATAAAGAGATTGAGAAAGCCCTGACTGAGGTTAAAGGCAATGCCAAGTCTCACTCTACGGTTTTGATTGAAAGCGAAAGCAAGGATGTCCGCATCCGGCTGGAACCTCTGCGCCAGCAGGACAGAGAAGGTGGTTTTCTGAGTCTTAAGAAAGACCTCAGAGAAGGCATATTCGCTTATCATAGAGTTCCTGCCCGAGTGGTGTCCCAACTTATACCCGGTCAGTTGGGTGGTGATAACAAGAGCGATATGCTGATGTTCTATCACTTTGTAATCAAACCCCTGCAGGAACGCCTTGCTCTTACCTTAGCCATCGAGTTCAGTTATGAGTTCAACTGGAATGTAACTCCGGGTGACTTCAACTTTGGTAACCTGACAGAAGCTCTGCAGTCTGCCGATGAGCAGCTCTTTATGCAGAACCGTAATTTTCCCAATAACCAATAACCATACACAGGAGGTAAAGTGTACCCATTTAGTAAAAACCGAAAGCTCGTCCAGAAGGGCGAACTGCGTAACGTGGAGGTGGAACTGGTCTCCCTGCTGTTTGATGAGATGACCCCTGCCAATCAGAAAGGTTTTGTCATCAAATCAGCCCAGGGCAAGAGCTATGAGCCCAAGACCCACTCCATCAAATTCAAAAGTGAAAAGACCGGTACCCAGGGTCGGCTGTATGTCACGCTCATGGAACCGGATGTCAAAGACAGCCAAGGTGACTTCTACTCGAAAGAGGAAATCCAGAAAGCCTGCGACCACTTCGCCAAGCATGGTCTGGTCGGCAAGAACGACATCAATCACAACCTCAGCCCAGTACCTGAGTTTACTGTAGTGGAGAACTACATCCTCAAGACTGCCGATAAGGAGCATTTCCCCGATACCGATACCGGTGCCTGGGTGCAGGTGCTCAAGTGCGAAGATCTGAGCTCTGAACTCTGGCAGAAGGTCGAGAAAGGTCAGTTCCATGGTGTGTCCATCTATGGCAAAGCTGACGATTACGGCGATACCAAGGCAGTCCTGGATGAGATCAAGGGAGAGCTCAATACTCTCAAGCAGGTCGCTGAACAGCATAACAACACCGAACTGCAGAAAGGCATCTCTGCTATCTCCAACCGTATCTCTGAACTTGAGAAAGGCAGTGGGTCGGGTAATATCATGGTTTCAGATGCCATCCGCAGCATCGAAAAGAGCCTTAAAGACCTCTCGGTCACCATGAGCAAAGCCATCTCCAAGTCCATCAAAGGCGAACCGGATGAGAACCAAGCTATCCTGGACAAAGAAGTCCTGATCGATGGTAACAAGGTGATCGTCAAGGCAAGTCACCGGGAGATCTACAAAGGCATTGCTGATGTTGATTCCGGCAAGGCCATGAACATCCTGACTGCTAATACTACTTCACTGTTTATCGATGAAGTGGTGGGCAGTCAACCGGGTGATACCCTCTCCGATATCTCGGTCATACCCCTGCTCAAAGACGAGAAGATCGATGTCGGACTGATCAACGACCTGGTGTTCAAGAACTCACTTGATGGCGCTCTGACCGCTCAGAACGTTGGCACAGCCGATCTGTCCGTACCCACCGGTATCCTGAATGCCGAGTTTACCTTGGGCAGGGATGTGGTCGAGTTCTATAAGGACAAGTATGGTGAGCAAGCCTTTGGTGCTTATGTGGAACAGCATATCGCCAAGAAGACCGAGAAAGCGATGCGCCTGCTCCTGTTCAAAGGTGACAGAGCCTCCGGTACAGATAAGCTGAAAGCTCTGGATGGTGTGATCAAGTTGGCTACTGCTGGCTCTGATATTACCAACCTCTCCAAGACCACTTATCCCAAGTGGGTTGACCGCTTTGAAGCCGCTCTGCTTGCTTTCAGTGATGAGCTGTTGGAAGAGCAGGAGAACTTTAAGTTCTATGTCTCCCAGAAAGACCTGATTCGGATCAGAGCTGAACTGGCAGATAGGGAAACCAATGCCGGGGATCGTCTGCTCTTGGAAGGCGGCAACGTCTCCTTTGCCGGTATCCCAGTTAAATCCAGACTCATGCCGGATGACTATATCATCGGTGGTCTGCCTAAGTTCATCATCATCGGCTACCGTACCGATGCCGAACTCAAAGTGGAACATCATGGCGCAGACTGGAAGTACCACTGGTATATTCGTATCCGTCCCGGCATTACCTATATCCCCAGCTTCATCGAAGTGTTCAAGTTAACCACCTAACCATAACAACCAATAAGTAGATAAGGAGTATCTATGGACTTTATCATTAACAACCAGGAGTTCATCCTGGGACTGATTGCCACCCTCATTGTCTGGCTGATAGCCTGGATAACCGGCAAAACCTTGGATAAGACCAAAATCAATGCCGCCTTAGCCATGATCTTGGAGATCATCCAGGACATCAAGACCAATCCCAACACTAAGATGTTGGACGACTATGCCAAGAAACAGCTGGCTGTGGAAAGGGTATCCAAGTCCCTACCTGCCAAACAGACCAACCTGGTGCTGAAGTTTTTCGGCACTATCGGTGGCGCAGTGGAGTTCGTGTTCCATAACCGCAAGTGGCTGTTCTCTCTCGGAAAAGCGATTAAGGGAGTATTCTAATGCCTCCTTCTCCAATCACAACACCCACCTATCCTACCGGCACCACTCAGAGTGATCTGCTGTTTTCCGCTTTGATGGAAGGTATGGTGGCAGATAAGATCTACTTCGGCTTCGGTACATATACCGATGCCGATGTGGATACTATCTATGCCAATAAAGCTGCAGCCGAATCTGAACTGCTCACCAACTTCGATTCCTTGGGCGAGTTGGCAGAGAAACCGGGTAAAGCCGATTCCAAGCTGACTAAGCTCAAGACCCGTAACTACACCATACCAGGCAAAAGAACCAGTACGGTGGAACTGTCCATAGTCGGCATGTCAGCCAAGCAGAAGAACTATCTGGAAAGTCGTTCTTTCTCGGGTAAGGACATGACCATCGTGATCGTCTCCACTGAAGTGGATCGCATCATCATCTTCAATGGCATGCGTTGGACAGTCGAATGGTCGGGAGAAGCTGACGGTCTGTTCTCTGTGGTTATCTCCACTGAGTTCGCAGGCACTACTGCCGGTAAGGTCTATCTCAAGAAGGATATCCCCGTCACCTGATATGCCTCCCAGAAAGAAAGTAACACCTGAACCTCAACTGCTGCCTGAGTGCCAGTGCAAGCCGGAGATCAAAGACAAGGTCGACAGCCTGCATGAGGAGATCTATGGCAATGGAAACAGCAATAACTCACTGGTCACCCGCATGGCGAGAGTGGAGACGAACATGAAGCTACTTCTGGGCGTCTCCATCTCCCAATTCTTTATGCTGATCGGGGTGGCTATCAAGATGTTCTTTGATTGAAATGAAAGGATTAACTATGCAAGAACCAAAACTGACATATAACCAGCTCAGGCAGATCCTGTGCCTGACCATCTCCAACGGTACCCTGAAAGCCAAGTTGGAAGACTTCCTCTCCGGCAAGCTGACCAAGGTCTCGGAAGTTGAGCTGTTAGAAATCATCTCCACCTCGGAAGCCGATAAAGACCTGATTCGCATCCTCTCCGGACAAGATGCTGATGATCTGGATGCTGTAACCGCCTTGGAGTATATCTCCTCTTTTTTCGCCTATATCAGAGCCAACAGTCAGAGGTGCAAAAGTTGGCTCGGGAGTTTAGGATTGGCGGTGACAGGAAAGGCACCCGTTACCCCTATGAGAAGTTCGAAATGATCATGCGCAAATTAGGCTTCACTAATGACGACTTCAACAGCCTGACTCTGCCGGAGTTGTATCTGCGCCTTTGCATGAGTGATCCCAAAGGAGATATCTGATGGATGCTTTAATCGGCTGGATCGGTGGTAAACGTCTGCTTAGAAAGACCATCTCCCAGTATGTACCGGATGACATAACAGGCTATATCGAACCCTTCGGTGGTGCTGCCTGGATGCTCCTGCTAAAGGATAGATGGGCTGATCTGGAAGTGTATAATGACTTAGACTACAGATTAGTGAATCTCTTCCTGCAGGTCAAGTACCACCCTGATGAACTGATTCGGGAACTGGACTATATGGTTGCCAGCCGCAAGCTGTTTGGCGAGATCATGAAACAGGAAGGTCTGACCGAGATACAGCGGGCTGCCAGGTTCATGTTCCTGATCACCAGAAGTTATGGCTCAAAGGGCGACAGCTTCGGCACATCTCAGAAACGTGGCACTTCCAGTATGTATAATCGTCTTGATCGCATCAAAGAGCTGCACAAACGTCTGGATATGGTGATCATTGAGAACCTGTCCTATGAGAAGGTTATAGATAAGTATGATACCAAGTCCAACTTCTTTTACTGCGACCCTCCCTATATGGTTGGCTATACCTATGAGAACTCCAAGCAGTTCAGTCATGATGACCTGCATAAAAAGCTCAAGAACATCAAAGGTCGATTTATTCTGAGCTATGACGATAATCCTGATGTCTTGAAGATATATAAAGGCTACCACATTAAGCACGTAACCAGAACCAAGGGTATCAACCGCAAAGAAGGTAAATCGGAATATAATGAAGTGATCATTGCTAACTTCCCTTTGGAGGTTAGATGAACTCCATCATCTCCTGGGTGGGCGGCAAACGGCTGCTTAGAAAGAAGATCCTGCCTCTTATTCCCAAGCATGACATCTATTGTGAGGTGTTTGGCGGAGCCGCTTGGGTGCTGTTCGGCAAGTCGCCCAATAAGGAAGACTGGCAAACCAATCCCAAAAGCAGATATACTGAGGTCTATAACGATATTAATGGAGACTTAGTCAACTTCTGGAAGTATATTAAGAACCACCCGGAAGCCTTCGTGACTGAGCTTAACCAGTATCTAATCTCCAGAGAGCTATTCGATGCCTTTACCCAGCATCAGCCCAAGACTGAACTGGAACGGGCTATCCGCTTTTACTTCCAGTTATCCTGTTCTTACGGCTCCCGTTCCAAGAACTTCTGCATCATGCAGGGCTACAAATACATGCCCCTGCGCCAACTGGAGAAGGTGAAGGTAGCCTCCGAGAGATTACAGCAGGTGATCATTGAAAAGCAGGACTTTGAGAAGATCATTAACCGCTATGACAGTCCCAATACGTTCTTTTACTTAGACCCACCCTATTACACAAAGGAGCACTTATACGATAGAGAAGACGCAGATGCTTTTACCAAGCATGAAGAGATGGCAATACTGCTGAGGACAATAAAGGGCAAGTTCCTGCTGTCCTACAATAATGAAGCCTACATCAAGAAGCTATATAAAGGCTTTACCATTGAAACAGTGGAAGCCCAATATACTGTCTCAGGCAGTTTCCAGACTCAGACTGAGTTGATGATCAAGAATTATTGATAATCAATCTTTCGATTTAAGATGTTTCAAGATTTGATATGAAAAAGATGATATGTCAGTCATAACTTTTATAGATTCAGCTGATGCGAATGAAAAGATAGCCAATATTACTGAAGCTACTATTGTTAATACCATTGCTATAGTGTTATCAGAGAGTTTTATGGCACCAATTAAACCTCCGATGAGTAAAACCCATCCAAGTATTGTATATATGATCACTAGACCATTTAAAGCTGGATATTTAAGACCTTCCTCGTGTAAATCAACATCATTTTCAACATATACGAAACTTGGATCTCTTCTTTTCAACTCATTAACTAATTTTTCTTTATCATCATTATCTAATACGTACTCATCTAGGATCTTCAATAAATCCTCTGATGTTACTTCCGATAATACAGATGGGGAATACCTTTCATCTTCCGGCATCTCCCATAAATCTTCAACAGTTAGATGCTTTTTGTCCATATGATCCTCCCTAAATTTATAATAATTCCTCTTTAAGATAAATATCTAAAGTGTCAATACTATTATGCCTGAGCTAACATTCAAACTCGTCCTGATCACCGATGATGCCAATCTCAAGCTGAGTGAGGTAACCCAGGAGGCTAATACTGCCAAAGAGCAGATAGAGAAGCCTGCTGCGGTCAAGATCTCGGCAGAACAAGCTTTGGCTACCATTCGTGACGTCAAGATAGCCTTTGACGGAGTGCTGCAAGTGCTTGGCTCGGTTGTCTCTTCCATGAATGACTTTCTTAATGCTTCACTGTCACAAAGACAAGCGGTAACCTTAGCCAAGATAGCCTTTGGAGAAGCTGCCGGTGAGATGGGTAACTTCGCCTCAGCCATGCAGAAAGTCACTAACTTCGAAGATGATGTGATGTTGGCTCTTATGTCTAAGTTAGCACAGACCTTCAAGCTGAATAAAGATGAGATACAGCAACTGGTCCCTGTATTATTGGACTTTGCTGAAGCTAACAAAAGCACCGGCATGACCATCGAGTCAGCCTTTGATCTGATGGGACGTGCCTTGAACGGACATACTGAGATGTTGGGTCGGTACGGCATTGAACTGGATTCCACCCGGCTGAAGACCGAAGGTGTGTCTTATCTGGTAGAGAAGCTATCTAATGATTATGGGGGAACTGCTGAAGCTTTAGCTGATTTAAGGTTACAGAATGCCAATACCTGGGGTGACATCAAAGAGACCATTGGTGACATGCTCAATGTACTGATTACTCCACTATTAAAGGGACTGCGCTCCCTTATGGAAGGCTATCAGAACCTGTCTCCTGTTATGAAAGGCTTTGTCACAGGACTGATGATTGCCATCCCTGTGATCGGGACAGTAACCACTGCCGTCATTACTCTGACAGCCGCCTACCACGCTCTTAAAATAGCCATCAACCCCGTAGCCGGGATTATCGGTCTGGCAGTGGGAGCGGTGGCAGGTCTGGGCTTTGCCTATGCTTCCACTCAGATAGCCAATCAGTCGGCAATGGATACTCAAGATGAGTATAGGGACTCGGTAGATCAAACTGCAGTTAGTGTGGAGTCCTTGGTCTTCAAGCATAAGGAGATAGCCTTCAGCATTGACTATGTGGAAGCCAAGCGACGTCTGAATGAGATCAAGCGGGAGATGGCTGATTATGAGGAGACTGTCAAACTCATGCAGACCGATATGGTCCTGGTTAGTGACGATTACTTCGATAGACAGAGAGAACGTACTATTGAAGCATCCGAACTGGCTAAGAAGATTGCAGCTGAAGATGCCCAAGCCGTAGCTGAGTATAACAAGGAAAAGGTGCGTGTTGAGACCGAAGCCACATTGTCGGGCATTGCTCTGTTGGAGTATAAGCTTGAATATGCCAGGCAACACTTCAAGGCATTGGGCAAGGTGACAGCCGATAACGCTGAGGAGCATATCTCTACCTTGGAAAAGGTCAAGAGCTTGGAACAGCAGTTAACTCAAGCCAAACAGCGAGACCTGGATGCCCTGCGCTCAATGGAGCAGAAATACAACACCCTTTCCCTTGAAGATGCTGTAGCTCGTAGACAGAGTGAACTGGAAACCCAAAGAGATGCCGAATTAGAGAAAGCCAGATTGCTCAATGCCTCTGAGCAGACCTTAGCTAACATCAGAACCTATTATGCCAATGAGATCACCAAGGTGGAACAGGATGCGGTTGCTCAAAGGCTCAAACAGGCAGAGACCGAGCAGAGGGATAAACAAAGGTTAGCCGAGGAAGAGCAGCGCAGATTGCAGGATTTGGAAGATACCCGGTTTGACTTTACCCAGCGTTTACTGGATTTATCGGGCAATACCTATCAGGCGGAACTGGATGCCATTGATAACTACTATACCAAGAAGAAAGACAAACTTATAGAAGCAGGCATCACCGAGGAGCAGATCACCCGACAGATTGAACTGGCAAAGTCCAGGATCAGGGAGCAGTTCGACCAGAAGCATATAGCCGGAGTCAGTCAGATATTAGGCAACCTTGCCAAGACCTCCGAAGCCTTCGGCAAGAAAGGCTTTGCTCTGTGGAAAACCTTGTCCGTAGCCCAGGCGATGATGGATACCTATTCCTCAGCCAATGCCGCCTATAAGGCTATGGCTGGCATACCCATAATTGGACCCGGATTGGCTATTGCCGCTGCTGCCGCAGCCATCGGAGCCGGTCTGGCTAATGTGGTCGCTATCAGCAATACCGAGCCACCCAAGGCAGCTAAGGGCGGTATGCTGATCGGTAATTCCCATAGTGAGGGAGGTATCCTGATTGAAGCTGAAGGTGAGGAGTATATCACTGCTAAGGATAGAGTAAAAGCCTTGGGCAGGAACATCTTTGACTTTCTCAACTTTGCTCCCCTGAATCAGGTGAAGCTTGCCTTTGCCGGACTGCCTGTTCCCAGTGTCCCCCTGCCTGCCAACGTCGGCTCATATTACGGCTCAGGTGGCAGTATCTCAGGCAGAGGTAGTATGGATGCGCTTCTTGATATAATGAGCGATATGCGGGATAAGATCGTGGAGTTACAGCAGAAAGTAACTGAGTCCAAGCCCATAATCGATATCCATGTTGACCCACTCTCCAATGATCCGGTCAGGGTGAGTGAGATAGCCGATACCGGCAAGCAGATCAGGAGTGAAGTCTGATGGCTAATCTATTCAAAGTGGACTTCATCATGGGCAAGACCGATGCAGTGGATTATGGTCAGATTAAACATAGTCTGACAGATACCACCACTGACAGGCAGATCATCTCCCTTTCAGTCTCTGCCGATAAGCTGCAGTCCATCTCCAACTACAGCCGGGAACCCAAGCGTCTAACCTTTGAGTGTTTCCCGACTGCCTGGATTACCGATAATATCCTCTCCGGAGTAAATGAACATGAACGCTACATCTCCCATTATGAGGTTAAGGTCTATCGGGACAACGTCCTGCTCTTTACCGGCATCATTGATACCTCCCAGTTAAGCTACGATGTCATCACCGGCATCCTTAAGTTCACTTGTTATGATAAGATCAAGCTGTTATCGGTCTATTCCGACCTGACCCACTATTACAGTCTGACAGCAGGTTACCTGCCAATTTGGATACTTGGCTATTTCCTGCAGGATATCGAACAGACAATTCCCATAGCCCTACCTTATAGTAACCAGTTCACATTACCCGACCTATACATCGGAACAGGTGATGCCTTAAACATAGCTCATGTGGATTATAACGACATCCTGCAGTTTCCCGATCCGCCCGGAGGCTGGACCTATACATATCATAATACATCTTGGGCTGCTCCCAAGTATGGCTATATAGTAGACACCATAGCCAACCGGGTCACCTTTGTCTTTGCATATAAAGTGGTGATCCAAGCCACCTATCCCAGTCCTGCTACTACCAAGTACCAAGGCAGGTTCAGAGGCAGAATCCTGCACTTCTACAACAACATCTGTCCCGTGATCATGGAATACGATGAGAAGACCGGCTGGGAGGATAGCCTTACTTCTCTGGATAATGCCTATAACGAACTACTCAGCTTTTTCAATGACAATGGCATCTCCGATACCCAGTTAAACAACCTGACCAGTACCGGCACCTTAGGTAATAGCCACTATGGCAGCAGTCAGTTGGTCAATACCTGGGTGGAAGCCGACTTCTATGGCAATCTGATGCCTGTCCGTTTACATCCCGGCAAGTCCTATGAGACCTTTAAAGATGAACAGACCGATAACATCAAGGTGCTTCAGGCTATGCTCATGCTCTATAATGCCACTCTTTATACCAGTCCCTCCGGCAGCATCATCCTCAAGAACAAGGATGCCTACTCCTCTACTATAATAGATATAGCGGATGAGGATGTGGTCACCTTCATCACCAAGCGGGGTAATCAGGAGCAACCGGACACTGCCATCCTGGACATCTTAGCCGGAGATACCTCTCAACTGCAGAACCAGATAAAAAGTTACCTGATTGACTTCTATGACTCCAAGTGGAGCATCGATGCCACTATCGACCAGTTAAGTAAATACAACCTTACTCTGCAGGGCAAGATCAGGATCAGAGGCAGGGTCTATGCCATTACTGAACTGGAGCGTAACTACCTATCAGATGAATATAAACTCAAGGCATGGTTAATATGAAGGGATTTCGCATGATCAGAGTCGATAATGGGTATAGCACCTATACCTGCGAACATGGACAGGTGGAATATATACCCAAAATAAAGTACCGTATAGAGAAAAGGAACGCCTTTGATCCCAGCATAATCCACCAGAGAGAGCCGTACCGGGAAGACACCATCAATCTGGAGGCAGTGATGTATCCTGAGGAATACAGTGCTTTTCTCTATTTCCTGACTCAGCCGGGTAAGTTCTATATCGAGTTCAACTGGTACAGCATCCTGATAAGGCAATACCCGGTCATCATAGCCCAGTTACCCAAAATGCCCGATGATCTGCATGAATACCCGGAAAAGATTAAAGTCACTCTGGAATCCAGATATGTGGGAGAGCCACCCTTTATCAACTTCGACTACTATACCACCCTGGATGACCATGAGTCCGTTTATTAACAAAATATACAAAGATCAGAACCTATACTATATTTAAGGAGACAATATGTATAAATTTGGAATCAGCTATTACATGATGAGCGCTGCCAGCCGTATCCCTCTGACCGGAGTCAAAGTCCGACTGGTCAGACCAGGAAGTGACTTCTATCATGGTATCCCTGTGCATGAGACCCCTGCCAACTCAGGCTATTATGAGACAGATAAGTTAGAAGTGACTGACTGGGGCTTTTATGAGATCTGGGATGACCGGGTTAAGGAAGAGGGCTCTTTTTCGGGCAAGACCTGTATCGTAGGTCAGCTTGACAGCTATGGCATCAAAGATAAAGCCATCGGCACCAATCAGGTGGATAATGAAGCCATCACCTCCGATAAGCTTTCAGCCGAGGCAGTCAAGACCAAGAACCTGGCTAACGGCATCATACCACTTTCTAAGATGATCTGCGAGATCCAAGACCAGAGCCAGGGCAGAGGGATGCAGAGCAATCAGTCTCCACCACATATGGAATTGGATGATCTTGCCGAGCATATCCTTGTTAAAGAATATGATCACATACCGCATATCATCCTGACTCCTTGGTGTGACAGTAATCTCTTTATCAAGGATGTCAAGCATGAGGAGAGGCAAATAATTATAACCATAGCCAAAGGTCAGCGTTTCGATGCTCCCGAATGGAGATATACTATCCTCGCTATATCAAGTGAACCTAACAATGACTAAAATCAAAACTATCCATTTGCAGAAATGCTGATACTTTCACTAAATTTGGTATTAATCATCAGTTTGAACCCTGAAATTACCTAACACACTTGTATGATTGAAGTTGGAAAATTTCATTTGCAGAATTAAATGAAACTCCATTTGCAGAAATGCTGATACTCATTTGCAGAAACCTTGATACTCTGCATCCTGTAAAAAAGCCGATTTGCAGAATTGGTGATCCGATTTGCAGAATTACTTGAGACTTTGCAACAGCTATGTCGCATTTGAGGCGAAAGCAGCCACTCCTTAACTATAATTTTGCTTGACATCTATAAGCAGTCAAATATCTTATTATTATACAAAGCATAAATTCTTTATCAGCAAGACCATAGTCT